CTCGGCTTGCTTGTGCTGTGGTTGGTTTATAACCAGGCACTTCTGGCACAAATTCTTCCATTCTGCGAACTGCTGTTTCTGGAGCATTAGATAGCTGTCTTAATACATTACCAGCTATTACTTCCCTGCCAGGTTGTGTAAATGGGCGAACTGTCTCACGAACTGCTCTACCAGCAGCAGGAATAACTGTTGCTGATGTTCCAGGAGCTACCATACCGCCTAGCATTGCCAATCCTAGCTGACCGCCTGCGCCCACATCGGCATACTCTCGACCAGCAGCAGATGCGCCTGCACCACCTACAGCAGCAGACATTTGCAAAGGTAAATTTTCTACAAAGAACTTCTCAACAGTAGATGGTTGAGCCAATGCTTTTTGACCAGCAGCTAATCCTCTTTGAACTAATGCAGCAGGAGCTGCAACACCTGAGATAGCAGAGGTAATATCTTGGATTACTTTCTCGCCCTTTGTTTCTGGTTGTGGAAGCCCTATCTGAGTCAATCCTCTTTGTAGAACTTGGCTAGGCATTTGTAACTTAGGAATCTCTGTTCCTGTAACCTTGCCAACACCACCAGTAATTAAATTAATAAGAGTATTAAGTGCATCACCAGCAATTAATGGCAATCCTGCGCCACCAGTAATACCTGCTCTAGCAGTTAAGCCCAATTGTCTAGCTACATCTTCGCCTGTAGTTCTTTCTTTTGGCTCTGCAAAATAGCCTTCCATTAGCTTTTGTGCTTGTTCTGGTGTAGTTCCTTCTGGAACTTCAAACCTTGCAATTCTGCCATCAGGTAATTCAAATCTTGCTATAGGCATTTTATCTTCCTGCTGTTGGTGTAGGCTCAAACCCTAAAAATTTAATTCCTCTTGCTGATGGAATACCTAAATCTGCTGCTTTTGGTTTTGGTTTTTCTGTAACTTCTGGTGGCTTTTTAATTTCTAATCCTTCAAATGGGTCATAAATAACATTTTTTGGATTAGCATTTTGACGAATAGCAGCATCTGAATAGAATGTTTTTAAAGTCTCAAACTGAGTCTTTTGACTATTTACTAATGCACCAGCAGCTTGATCGAACTGATCTCTTTGATTTTTTGTTAATCTTGTTCCATCTACTACTTTATTATATTGTGCTCTGATGGCATCTGGAATACCTCTAGCATTCTCTGCAGAAGCATACTCACCTTCCCGAACTGTAGATCCTGGATCAAGAATCTTCATATATCCAAAGATTTTTGACATATCACCAGGAGCAGTATCTGGAGCAGAAACAATCTTTCGGTAAGCCTGACTAATCTCAATGTATGGCTTGGCTTGACCTAAGAATGATGTTCTTAATTTGTCATCTTCTGCTGAACTTTCCGATGCTAATTTTTGTTTTGGTAATTGCTTTACTACTTCCAATGTATTTGGATCTAAATAAGCAATCATATTGCCTAAATCTACTTGTTTATATTCTACTTTTCCAGCTTTAGCCATTGCTGCTTGTAACTCTAAAAACTTTAATGGGTCTTGTGCAATAGCTTCTGGCAGTATTGCTTCTTGTAGTTTTGCTAAGTCAAGAGTTCTTTTTGGTGCTCCAGGCATTGTTAATGCTGTTGCTGTTGCAGCAGTAGGCAACTCGCCTGTTTCTGTTGGCACAATAGTCATCTGTGGAACTTCTTTTGTAGCACCTTGAATAGCCGCTTGCATTCTTTGTTGAGCATCTTGTTTTTTCTTATACTCAGCTAACTGCATACCAACCAACATCTGCTTGAGAGTTCGGTCAAATGCTTGGTTATATCCTTCTGCTCCTGCTCCCAATGCACCAGCCAATACCTGACCTGTGCTGATAGGCTCTCTTGTTCTACCTGTCATAGATAGTGCAGAAATAGCAGCATTTAACAGAGCCTGTTGCCCTGCATTCTGTTGCATCCTCTGTTGCTCGGCAGGACTAATAAACTGAGAGTAGTCTGGTTGCTGACCGAATAAAGCTGATAGATCAATTGCCATAATTTATCCTAGTAAAGAATTTGGATTTCTTGCTCTTTGTAAAGCCAATAAGTTATATAGACCAGAGTAATCAACATTTCCTTGTGGAATCTGTGTTCTTGAGCCTGTCATTGTTGGCATTGCTGCTGGCTGTGGTCTTTGACCTCCACCAAGTAATCCACTAGCCAATCGAGCACCCATCATTGCTTGATTTGCTGTTAGTAATGGTTTTGATACTGCTGGCAATGTAGATGTCAATCCTGTGCCACCTAATTCTGCTGCTGTATATCCTTGTGCAATGTTCTGTGCAATTGCTGCCTCTGATAATCCTTGGGCTGCTAGGTTTGCTGCATCTGCTGCTACAAATGAATCTACACCTGTTGCTGTTAAGTTCTGAGCAATGGTTGCCGCATCAAATCCACTAGCAGCTAGATTTGCTGCATCGGCTGCTACTGTATATGGCAATGCCTGTGCAACAGCCTCTCCACCAGCTAATAAAGATGTTCCTAATGGTATTCCAGTATTTGCTGCTGCTGCCATTCCTGCTGTAGTAGCACCTTCTGCTATGGCTGCTGCTTCTAATGCTGCTGCTGCCTCTGCTGCTCCTGCTGCTGCTGCAGCTTCTGTTGCTAATAATGGTGCTGCATATGGTGCTGCTACTGCTGCTGTAACTGCTGCTGGTAATACCCATCCACCAGGAACTTCTCGATTAACAAACTTATCTACTTCTGCAAGACCACCGCTTACAGATTGACCAACATCCTCAACAGCACCACCAACAGCTTGACCCACATCTTCTAGTGCTGATCCAATATCAGAAACAACAGGTATTCCTCCACCACACATAATTAATCCTTTAAATGTTTGACTGTATTAAAGCCAACAGTTTTATAACCTAGTCTTTCATAAAACTGTCTGGTTTTATCCATCTCTACTGCTGTTGTTTGTCCTAAATGCAGATCATCTGCGCCTTGTTCTTTAGCCCATGTTTCTAGTGATTTTACTAATTTAAGTGCTGCTCTACTACCCCTAAACTCAGGCAAAACAAAGAATCCTAAATCACTTACTCTTTTACGATTACTAAAAAAGTATTCATGGGCTAGACCAGAAATAAACCCAACAATTCTGTTGTGTTCTATTGCTACAAATCCAACTGCATTTGGGTTTTTATATAACTGTAGGATCTTGTGCTTTTCTGGTTTTGCATAAGAAAATTCTGCTTCGGCTACCATTTTGGTAACCAACTCAAAAAACTCCTCTAAACGATGTAGAGATAGTTTTTCTATTATCAGAAGAAGCCTCCTAATAAGCCACCTAATGCAGCACCGCCCAAACCTCCATACAAGCCACCTATTTGATTAGGAAAAGCCTGACCTAAAGCATATCCACCAAGACCGCCTGCTAATGCACCGCCAAGAATGCCTGCACCTCGATTCTGATAGGTAGGAGCATTGGTTGTGGTTGTGCCATAGCTTCCTAATGGAGTTCCATAGACCGATGACAAGAATCCTTGTAATTGCTGATAAGGTAATTGCTGTTGGAACTGATACCGAGCTAACTGCTCTTGTAAAGGTTGTGCTGCGATTGCCTCTTGTTGAGCACCGACTTGAGCTAATGTTTGAGATGGCAAGAATTGCTGACTGTAGAACTGTGGTGCAAAACCAGCCAACTGAGCTTGCTGTAATTGGGCTTGTTGCTGTAGTCCTCTTTCTTGCTGATACTGAGTTCCTGCAATATTAGCTGTAATATCGCCTAAAGACCGCCCAAAAGCCTCTGTAGCAGTTCCTAATGCTCTTTCCATAGATCCACTACCCAATCGACCAGATCGGCTGTAAAGGCTCGAAATTCCTGGCAATACTGCTTGGCTAAACTGTTGGGTTAATGGGCGAGTAGCAGCTTCCATCATGGCTTGCTGATATGGGTTTGCATTTAAGAAACCACCTGCTGCTGTTTGACCAATCTGACCCAAAGATGCCTGATAAGCCTGCTGTGCCTGTTGCAGAACAGGACTTTGCTGGCGAGCCAATGCCTCTTGCTGTGCAATAGCTTCTGTAGTAGCTGCCGATGGGCTTACAAATGTTTGACCAGGAAAGAACTCAGGCTGCTGACCTGTCAAAAATAATTCTTGTGCTCTCTGTAAACCTGTTTGCAGATAGGGCAATAATGTTGGGTCTATCTGTGAGGTTTGAGTGGTAGTTGCCATAGTTTTCCTTATCCTACGATAATGTATTGAAAATTAAGGTCTGTATGACCTGTATTTCTGTGTGTAATTGTTGCCGAACCATTGGTTTGTGCAGAAATGTATAAATGTGCCATTTCTGCTGCTGCATGGTCAGATGTTGGTGTAAAAAGTATTACAGAATCTTTACCAATTCTTGCATCAGTCAATGTTGTTGTAGTTGATGATTGAGATAATGTAATTCTGCCAGTATTATTTGTTTTACCATTCATAATCCCATTTACGACCTCTGCTACACCTCTAGGATCGCTACCAAATGGTGGTAAGACTCTAAACATTATCTAGTTCCTAATGGGCTTAAATCTATATCCATTCCTACTGCTGATGTCCAACTACCTGTTGGGGTTAATTGTAGACGATGATACCGACCTACACCACGAACAGCCACTCTATTTTCGCCATTTGCTGCTGTTTGTGCGCCAAAGACTGTGGATTCTGACAACAGCCTTCTTGATAGCAAAGCTACCGATCCAGAGCCATCATCAACAATTGGCTTGACCATTGTGATAGCAGATGTAGAACCAGGAATCTCAATGTCTCCTGTCTCTAAATAAGCTGTGGCATTTGCACCTGTAAAGGTTACGATTCTTGCTCCATCAACACCTGCTAACTGTAACTTACCGCCTAGCCAAAGTCGGCTATCAAAGGAAGTTAGGATTGTCTCTAATGTGCCATAAGCATCCATACCCTCTAGGGTTACAGCAGGAGTAGATGTAGAAGCCACCCGATCTACAGTAGTTGTGCCACTTGTCCATCTTTGGGTCTGATAGTTGTAAATCAACAGGCTATCAGGTGTAGATGAGCTTTGGCTTGCATATGCCCAAATAATCAGTTTCTTTGTTGGGTCTACAGCAGCCGACATCAGATACAAAGTGCCTTCATCAACTCGATCAAAGAAGAATCGGTTTACTTTCTCATTGCCGATAGGGATTACATTCTGACCATCACAGGCATAGAATCCATCATCTCCTAGAAAGAATGATGTGCCACCATATTGAATAATGGAGTTAGCCTCATAGCATCCTAGGTTTCGGCTGATGTTGTCGAACTGGAATACCAATGGGCTACCAACATAAGACATCCTATGGATTGCTCGATCCATAAAAACTAACCCAAATTCACCACCAGTTACACCAACAATAGAGCCACCATCAGGAATATCCTGATAATCAGCTTGGGTTGTAGCTGAGTTAGTCCAACTAGACTCATCGCCTAATGCTGACCATTGCACCCGATTAGGATATGTAGATTGCCATCCAGAAACCACAAAGTCTCGGACTACTGTTACAAATCTTGCTGTAGGCGCATCGGCTGCTAGGTCTGCAAACAATGTAGAACTGTTGAGGTTATAGCCCTGTAATTTAGCCTGACCATTGGCAGCAATAATGACTGAGCCAAACTGAGTAAACTTCCATCTTTGGTCTGTAGCTGTTGTATAGCCACCAGACTTAGATACATCATCTAGGGATAAATCACCTTGATCTAGTTTAAATAGTTTTGTAGAGCCACCAGCAAAGACCGATGTAGCACCTGCTGTTGTCTTGCCTGCTACCACATTGTTTAAATTCTCGGATGCTGTTGCTGAGTAATTAACAACAGTAGGGATAGCTCCATAGCCTACCAACTTAGGGTAGACATTCTCGGCTCTCCTAAGACCATTAGTAATACCTGGCTGATCTGGTGTCCATTCTCCGAATGTTATTCTGCTTATTGCCATTGTTCTGTTCCACTAGATATTTGAGTCCAAGTAGTCGATGTTGCAGCTATGCCTGTCCATGCCTCTGAGCCTGCTGTCTGTGCTGTCCAAACTGTAGCACTAGGTGATATAGCAGACCAAGATTCTGATCCTGCTGTCTCATCTGTCCAATTATCTCCCAAGACATTGCCACTTGCTACTACTGTGGCATTGGCTGTGATAACACCATTAGCAGAGAATGTTGCTGTGCCTTGAGCTTCTACATATGCATAGGCTACTACTGTTCCTTGACCAGAATATTCGACACCGCCAAGGGCTGTTACTGTTGCCGATCCTGTAATATCTGCTGTCGATGTCCTAACTCGAATAGCCTCAGATTCCACAGAAGCATTGCCTGTAATTGCACCATCACCTGTTCTAACTCGGATACCTGTGCTCGAAACAACTGCCTCTGCATTGACATCAGCAGATCCAGCCAATACTGCAATTCCTGTTGCTGTAACTGTTGCTGTTCCATTGATTTGTCCTTCTCCGACCAATACCCTGACAGCTTCGGCTGTTACTGAGGCATTGGCAGTTATGTCTGCCGATGTAGTGCGGATAGCATATCCATTTGCTACTACTGTGCCACTTGCAGTAATGTCGGCACTTGATAATCTTGTTCTTTGTCCTTCTGCTACTACAGATGCATCTGCTGTAACTGCTGCTTCGCCTGTTCTTAGGCGAGTTCCATCAGCACTTACTGTGGCATCGGCTGTAATAGATGCAGATGGGAATTTGACACAGAGGGTAGTCCATACAGGGTCATCAAAAGAGATATTTAGCTGATCTAGATTCCCTAAGGAATCCATATCCTCCAATCTCCAGTTACCACAGACCTCATCGGTTTCCCAATCATGGTCGAAAGAATATGGAACTTGCTCTAAATTCCCAAACTGATCTAACTGTTCGAGAGTTAGTGGCATTAGGCTAGGGTAACTGAAAGGCTACCAGATGCAATCTTAAAAATATCGCCTGTATCAATAGTCTTTGATGTTGTCAAAGGGGTGTGATAGAGGAGATTACCACTTGTTAATGCATCCAAAATACCAATATGGGTTATTGTTCCCCAAGATGTTGTAGCTTGGTCGAAAGTAATATCGGCTGTAGTTACCGATGCACCATTGCTAGGAGCACCAAAGGTAGCTGATTTACGAGCATAAGATCCACCAGTGCATTCAGTCCCAGTATTAGCATCTGTTGGGTCTGTCGTATAAAGACCAACATAAACTGTAGCAGGAGAAGTAAAGGTTGTTGCTCTTAGAGTCGCATTGATTAGTGCATTCTCTAGGTAGTTTGACATTTCAGCCATTTTGATTCCTTATCGAGAGGTTACTTTCATTTGTAGAGGAACACCCGAATATTCACCATTCTGGTCAGCATTCGAGATATTGTTGATTGCTCGGTCATACAGAGAAGCCCATGTTTGGCTACGAGCATCATTAATTAAATAGGGTTCTGCCTCTAGGAGAGAAGCATATAACAAAGCATCGGGATAGTTAGCCAGGAATACATTTGATGCATTACTGTCAGACAATACAGTAGGCTTGGCATAATACAAAATCTCCAAGGTGTAGTTAGTATCTGGTTCTGGAGCTAATACAAACTCCGATGCCAAGATGGTGTAATACACAGGCTTTCCTGACTCATCTGCTGGTGCATCTCTTGTAAATGAACTAGGAGATAAGTAAGTTACAGGCATCCTTGGATTGCCTTGAATATGGAGATCTCGAATCTCTAGGAAATCTGTTGGTAGGGCTACTTTGCCATCACCACTTACTGTCGGAGCTGTAGCAGACTTGAGCATCTCTCTTGTGCGGAGATCCCTAGCCATTCTTAGCTCGGCAAATCGAATGAAATCAGGGATAACTGATGTTAGGTCTGACCGACCTAAATAGTTAGCCACCGATGTCTTTAGATCGGAATAGTTGGTATAAGGCATATTTCTCTCTTAATCTTTTGGTATTTCGATATTGTGCCAGCCATACACATATTGACCAATGTGCTTTATATACTTCGACAAATCATGGTCTACCCAAGTGTCAAATCCTGCATCCTTAGCTTTTACACAAAAGTAAATGTCCTCACCTAGGATTCTATTGCCAGGCAATTGCTCAAAGTAGAAGTAAGGTTCTTCGATTGTTTCTACAACTTTGCGCTTAATCAGCATAACACCACAGCCAATGCCATCTGCTTTCTCAATGCCTGTCTTAGCATTCGAGTAAATCGGCATCCAATCAATCGAGCCATCCTCGTTGATGTGCATATTCTTGGCTGTCGGTTTTACTGGCTCTGACCTTGTAGTTGCATTGACTCCGATAATATCTTTATCGTGAGCCATTAAGATCTGCAAGGTGTCTTTTGGAAACCGCATATCCGCATCTACAAATAACAGGTAGTCTGCCTTTATATCTAAAGCTGTTTTTACCAAGTTATTTCTCTGGTCAAAGATCAGAGTGCCAGAGCTAGTAAAAAGGTCTATATCGTGATTTGATGTCTTGATGGTATATGCACACATTGCCACCAAATCAAAGGCTGTAGCGACCTCCATTTGACCCCTAGCAGGGATTAAAATGGCAATCCTCATACTTCACCGCCTCTAGTGCGAAAAACCCTATTATCAGGGTCATTTAACCATGCTTTTAGGGCTTTTTCGTCTACGATATTAAAGCCTCGCATAATTCCTTTAGCATTGAGATCATTGATAATCGCCAATGGTAAAGAAGCTATTTTGTTTTTAGGATCGAACAACTCGCCTGACCATCCTGTTTTTCCAGGGTTTGCATTATATTGCTGTTTTGTATGCTCGGCAAAATCGGTTAGGTCGGTCTGGGAATGGATTATAATCCCGCCCTCGCCATCTGAGTGAACTGTCCTTACTTCTCCATCTACAACATCTAGTAGTTTTTTCATGTAAAACCTATATAGAAAGGGGATGAGTTTTGCCCATCCCCTATTCTACAGACTATCTAACTTTTATCAAGCAGATAAGTCAAATGCACCGCCATGAGCAGCTTCATTGCGAACTTCTAATGTGAGTTCAGCCAAGATTTGTTTCTTCTCAGCATCGCCTACTTTTGCAATGTCGTTGGTCTGGAATGGGCGCAAGTATGCCAAAGCTGCATACTCAGGATCGAGAACCAATGCATCACGAGTGCGCATAAAGCGGTTAGGAACAATCTGCAATACACCAAAGTCGGACTGATAAAGATCAGCACCAGCTAGGATTGTTGCTTGACCGCTTGTTGGCACTTGATAGCGCTGTGCAGCCAAACCTGTAAAGCCTGATACTGTCTGCTTGAGAGCAGGCGATACCATCAATACAGAAGGTGTGCCACCGCTTGTAAATACCTTGCTGACTACATCCTTGAGGATGGTCTCGGTAAATGTGCGAGTAGTTCCATCTGTGCGGGTTGAAACACCGATGGTTGTAGGATCAGCACCTGCTGTTGTTCCAGAACCTTTGTTGGTGTTGGTCTTGATGTAAGAGAGCAAAGAACCCATCTTACGAGCTGTCGAACCAGACGAACCTGCTGTCTGACCTTGGTTAGCTGTAATGATGGTCTCGATGTCTCGCTTGATCTCAGCCGAGGCTTTAGCCAATTGGTAAGCCATCTCAGACTTACGACCAGCAAGGTCAGAAGCCAAGAGAGTGCCAGAAACCATAACAGTCTTACCTACGATCTGTGTATAGTTACCAAGGCGGGTTGTTGGGGTGATAGATGCTTCTGTTGCGCTTGCGCCTTCAACTAAAGCATTAGCTGTAGTTGCTGCTGCAAGTGCATCGGTTTGCCACTCATGGTAGACAGAAGTAGCTTTTGTCTTACCGATTGAGGACATGATTGGGGTGTCGGTAGGGCTGATGTCATAGATAACATCGGTTAAGTCCTCACGAGCACCGATTGCCGTATAGCGATCATATGCTGCCATTTTTAATTTCCTTTATAAGAATCGTTCAAATAATCGAGCTGCATCCTTTTTATTGCCAGATTGGCGCAGACGAGCTCTCTCTTTTTTTACTGCTTCATTCTCAGAACTCTGCGGATTAGATGTTCCTGGTCTGATAGTCTTTGGTGCTACAGCTACCTTCTTGGTGGCTGCGCCTTTATTTGCCATCAACTTATCATACTGTGCTGCTTTATAGAGGGCTAATACAGCACGACTGTCGTAAACCTGAGAAAGTTCTTGGTCAGTAAATCCAATTGACTTCGCATAATTGCGAATGTCTCTGCGAACTACTTCTGCCTTTACATCATCCTTGAACTCAGGGATCGCTTCCATGAGCTTTGCCTGTTCGCCTTGGATGTGCTTTTGCAACTGTGCTTGCTGATGAGCCATCTGTTCTTGTTGAACTCGCTGTCTCTCGGCTTGCACCGCCTGTAACTGTTTCTCTCTCTCTACTTTCTCTGCCATTGCAATTGCATAAGCCACAGGATCTTCTGACTTTAGAGACGAAAGATCTTCTGTTTGGTTTTGCTGTTGTAGCAATTGCTCAATGACTTGGAGTCGCTGAGAGTAGGTTTCCCTAGTCTTTGCTGCTTCCTCAATCTTTACTCTTTCGGCTTCTACAGCCTTCCTTTGTTCCGCTAAAGATTGGGTTTTCTTCTGATAGTCAGCAGTCCTACTGTAGCCATTTAGAAGCTCATCGAGGGTAACTTCTACTTCTTCACCAGAGACTTTAACTCGGTAACGAGGAAGTTCCTCTACTTCTTCTTCTTGCTCTACAGCTTCTTCTGCACTTACATCTTGCTCCTCGAACTCTGGATCACCTACTAATTCGGTAATCGGCTGTTCACTAGCTTCTGGTTGGGCTTGAGCCTCCTCCGCTTGTGGTTCAAGAAAAGACATAAATGCATTAGCTGCACCTCTAACAGATGTATCGACACTCCCTTGTGGGTTGGTGTTCTCACTCATTTTCTACCTCTATGGTTGGTTAAAAAACCTTTATTCGCTTCTTTTCGATTTCGCCTTGATCGGCAATTGATCGAATAGATGCTTCAAATTCTTCTATGGCTCGCAGCTTGACTAAGGCTCTTTCTCTGCCTTCTACATCATGCTCTGCAGAACCGAATATATAAGACTTATAGACCTCTTTGTGAGCCTCTAAAAGCTCGACAAAGAAGTCATCTTGTAAATAGATCTTTGCTCGGTCTACTTTGTTAATCATCCAGGAATCCTGACATCTCCTGTAAGTTTAGCTCCGACTTGAGCTGCTTTCAACTGAGCCTCTGCTTGGAACTCTGCTGTCTTTAACTCTAAGTTTGCAGCAGCCTTCTCTCTCTCAAGCTGAATCTGTGCTTGTGCCTTTGCCTTGGCAATCTCAATGTCATTGAGTGCCTTGGCTCGGTCTACTTCGATTTGTGCTTGGGTCTGTGCCATGAGAGCATCCATAGCAGGATTTGGCATTGCCTGTGGTGGCTGTGGCTGAGACAACATTTGGTCTAGCTCTGGTGGAATCTCCTTGAAGAATTCCATCGAGTCTTTGTATCCTGCTGCCTCAATAAACTTGCCTAAAGTATTGCGATATTGACCCACAGATACTAACGGATTAGCAAATCCTTGGGATGACAAGATTTGCTCTTGTTTTTGCATCACCATCGCTGCCATTGCCATCTTCTGATCTTGGCTACCTGTGCCAAGACCAACATTGACTGTTACATCATAGTTATTCTTCCACTCTCTCGGATCAATCGAGACATACTTGCCTCGGAGTCGGATGACCCTTGGCTTGTCCTGATACTTGAGCAATAGCTGGAAAATACCGCTAAACAGGTCTTTGACACCTGTATCGGCAAAGATACGAGCAATCATCTCAATACGACCAGAGCCAGCCTGTTGCATCGCTGCAATTGCTGTTGCTGTGGTGTTTTGTAGAATGTTCGGATCAATACCTTGGCTTGTAGAAGTAACTCCTGACCGCTTCTGCAAGACCTGATCCATGTAATCTAACATTGGGAAGGACTGCGCTGCTGTAGCAGGAACTACCATTGGCTGAACTGCACCACTCGACTTGACTCGAACTACTCCACCAGGAGCAGAGGTCAATAAATCATCTAGGTTTACCTGACCATCTAAGGCTGTAACCCTAGGCATATTGGTCAAATACAGATTGTCAAGAATTTGGCGAGTAATTGTAGACTTGATGAGCTGGATGTC